TTGGGTTTTAATCCGGGTTCAACTGTTCACTCACCTGTCCTAAAGACTTAATGGCCCGGCGAGCTTTTATCCCAGAAGAAGGATAGGCCTTATAGCGCCCCACATTCCAAGTGGTACTTAAAGCGGCGCTGGGGGATTATTAACAATCAACCGCCACCATCTTCGTCAGAAGCGGGTGATCCATTAAATATGGAAGACGGTTAATTGACAATATGTATGTCTTAAGACTGTCAAGTTCTACTAAATTGGAATCGTATAATTTGTAGAACTGTGCATATGTGTCAGCGGTGGCCTTATGAACCTTGCTCACATGATACTTGTGAGGTTGTTCCGTACGTGCGCCATTCGCTTTTGCCAACAGTTTGAGACAATGGCTGACATAAGTGGCTAAAATTGGGATGAATGCAACGTCGTCCTTGACACACGTTAACACGCCTTTTAACCACCCAGTCGGATCTAGTTGTTGCGAAGTCGAATAAGCGATCTTCGCAAGAAAGCGGCCAGGTTTAGGTCCCCAAACTCTACCGAAATCAGTGTTCCAAACATACCCTGAACAGAATTCAATCAAATCAGGGTCGTTTATTACTTTCGGTTTCGCCTTGAGACCCAACCTGGCAGGGACGGATTCTAGGAGACCAATATCAGGGTCGAACTTTGCTGCTAGTACACTATCGTCGCCTAGCCCTAGTATTCTCTTCCCCGTTTTCTCCTCTTGCACCCGCATAGTTAACACTACTACTCCATACACATAGTCGTTTGCGCCCACTACCAACATCGTGTTGCCACATGAGGTGTTGGGATCGCCTGAACATCGACCCTTGCAAACAGAGTAGTAAAACCCATGCTTAGAGTAACCATGAATGTGTAATTGCTCCGTCAACACAGCCTGTTGATCGGGGCCAGCGCCACACATGTAGTACACAGTCTGCTCTGCCTGCAATGCCTCGGTAGCTAGACTTGCGTCTAACCTACTGTAGTCATTGAGCCAGAAACTGTTATATCCCTGTGCAACACTATCATCCACCCACTTGCCTATCTGCTCAGCCGAGCACCCAGAGGCATACGTGTAGTTACTACTACTGTCAAAATTCCAGTGCTTGGCCAAGTACTTCCCGAATGATCTCATCCAAGGGCCGAGGAGACAATTGGCTAGGTCTCCACAACCCTGAATCACTCTTGGATCGAAGTCTTCCATGCCTTCAACACCAGATTTCAACAATTTTTCCCTTTTTATAAACGCCTTCCTGACACAGTTCTTGATGATCACAGACTTGTCGGGACAATTCTTATAATCCTGGTAAGCACGAGATTGTTTGTCTCTACGTGCCAATGGAAATGAATTGTTCCAAGCCTCAAAATGCATAGCCTTGATAATCCCTCGCGGGATCATCTCAGTACACAGTTTCACACCAATCCTGGTCCACAAACCGGCCTCAGGGTCTGGAGGGGAATTCAATACCCTATTGATGATAGCAATTTCCTCGTTCCCAGGGCTGTCACAACTGACAACCGGAATCTTGCATGCCACACCAATGCCACACAGTTGTGCCCCTTTGGTCCTAGTTTTGCCCCAATTATATGAGTACCTAAACTTAGCCTTTTTGGGCACCGACATGACCTTATTGATCGAGTTCACCCCGGGTAATGTTACAAACCCTAGGGCGCCCCCACCAGCCATGCTACTGTGATCTCGGTTTTGAATCGCCAATAGTGAGCTTTCATATGTTTGCAAAGCTAACTCAGGTGGTTTGGACCACATCCTATAGATGAATGACCAAAACCCCGAAACCTTGACCTGTCGAAAATTGAGCGCATCGTCATGTATAGCACTGACGTTTCGCATTTTCTTCTCCAGTTCAACCAAAAGTGTGATCTCATCAATCATATCAGCAACAAAGCCAATAGTCGACGACAAAATCAACACTTCAGGTGCATCACATATGTCTACTGTACCATCCCTCTTTAAGTACTCTTTTACCTTCCTGACGGTGCTTTGGAACACCTCCGCCGTTCTTGGCATAAGAGCACAAGCGAGCCTAGCCTGAGCCACGACGTGCTTCGGGACACTATAGTGCCTAGGTCCTTTCCGCACGACTACAACTGAACCCCAAGGTAAAACCCTTAGGTCCAGATCCACAACTTTCCCTACGCTTCTTACTGATGACACATCAATGCCTTCATCGGAATACATACCGACCTTTGTTAACGCCGCTGCTGGTGACACTGGGTCCGACATTACCTTATTATCAAGACGCATGAAACGGTATATAATGCTAGACCCAACGGTCTTAACATAATACCATGACATGCCTATCTTAAGGTTATCGTCCCACCAACAAGAGGCTTGCCTCATCCACCCAAGGGCACTATGGTGGTAAGAAATGCTGCTACCATTAACAGTCATACTTACGTCACCAGTGGATTCGACGTTGTATTTGGCCTCGCCGTAAAAGGAACCATGACTCTGGGAAAAGTCATGTATTACGGCGACAAGATTCGCCCGTTGCACCATTCTTACTACCTCAGATGGGTGCAAATAGTATAAACTATCTACGCTGAGCCAGGTATCCGGCTTGGTACAGCAGCAATCCGTCCCCTCATAGGGTGCACGGTGACTGCAGTACATGATGCTTTCGCTATCCATGTACTTGTCCAAGCGATGGTTGTCCGCAGCAGTCAAGATTGGGCACATGCTCCAAACATTGGTGCGCTGGGAAGCGTAGTGGCGAGCGGGGTTGCCCCCTACGTCCACTACGAACCCTTTGCACATGCTTAGTGCTACCCTTTCCTTGACAAGCCGCTCGCAATGCAACACGGGATGGAGCGAATCTGTATTCGCGAAGCGGGTGGGGACAAATTCGAAAGCCGGAAACAGCTTATCGAGTTGAACCCCAACGCTATCCGTGATCATAATGTTCACGAAAATTTTGGTACGGTCCGCGACGGGTAACGAGCCCATAATGTCGCTGGAGGAGCCTGTTTTTAAGCCTTTCCCTACGTTGGTTTTTTC